GCAAGATTATATGAATTAGCATATGAAGCATTATTAGAAAGATGGGGTAGGAGTTATGATGATGTTAGGAATTATCCTAATTGTGATTTTTTCGAAAAAAGCAAAAGGAACTATGGAATGAGTTACTTAATCTTAAAAATGAAATGAAAAGCAAAGGATTTAAATAGGAGGTATATAACATGAGAGTGAATCCATACTACAACAAAGATACAATGAACCTTAAACAGCTTGCTCTTGATCTTGAGAGACAAGGCTTTACATGTGAGATATCCGAAGATGGTGATTATTTATGTGTATACTATCTTTGCTATATAGATTACATTGAAATAGCCTTAACTGACTATAAGGATTGGTCGGTAGCTTACTATCAGTCATTTAAAGGACTTAAAATCTACAAGGCATCAACAAACTGGGGTGTAATCAAGCTGCTCAGAAAGCTTTTGAAAGAAGCAAAATAAAATGGTAGCCCAGCATCTGCTGGGCTACCTCTCTTTTACATCGTAATTGACCCTCTATGAATCTGTACCTGTGTAACGTTTGTTAAAGTCCGGTAGTGATGCTTATCGTCTGAAATATCATACAAAGTCAAATAGATATGTCTACCTCGGAAGTTAAGCTGTGCAGGAATATGATAAAAGTCACTACCGGACTTAATGATCACGCTTGTTGGGTAACATGTATAGCCGTTATGATCTCCGATAAAGGAAGTCGAATAGATGCGCCCCAAACGGTACTCAGTGCCATCACATACAAGGGTTCCGCTGTTTGGTAAACAAACATAGTTACCCCAGATTAAGGTACTCGTGCTCTCATTATATGAGCTCACAAAAGGCCAGCTCGATCCCAGAGTCGGTGAAAAGTCACCTGCTTCAAAATTTGCACTAACTTCATAAAATGATGGGCTGCATGCTCCTGTTTCTACAGCTGTAGCAAGATAGGTAGCAAGACGTTCCTGTCCGGTGCTGTTTGGATGGAACCCGTCAGATCCAAGAAAGCCGTCAGCATGGAGGATATAATCTGAGCCTGCCAGGTATCGCCAATTCTTCCGCTGGGTGTTATAAACAGACTTTGCAATCTTTAATCTGTTTTGCACGTTCGGATCATCCATCCGGTCAACTGACCATGCTACCATAGCGGCAAATACTTTTGCATTTGGGAATCTGGCCTCCGCAGCACCCATAAAAGCATTGATTGCATTTTCAATCTCTGAATAGGTTCCGAACTCATTAAACCCCCCAACTACAAGGATCTGCTTCACGTCATCAGAAGCTGGCACAGCATTTAAAAGCATAAGGAATGAATTGGAAGCTGTCGAAAATGAAGCTCCACCATTTGCAGAAATAGTAACATTCTCAAGCCCTGTGTACTTGATAAAGTTTGTAGTCCAAGGCTGTATATTACCCTCTGGACTATAACCAACCGTGTAGCTGTCTCCGATGATGATGGTTTTTCCGGAGTGGTCAAAAAGCCCCTCCCTTTTTTGTAACTTTGTGATCTCAGATGTATTTGTTCCAACCTGTTCTTTTAATGGGCCAATCTGTTCAGTGATGACTTTTGTAGTAGCATCATTTACTACTTTTCCGATTTCTCCATCATCAAGTGATTTTTGAATAGCATCATCGATCATGGTTTGAGCTGTATCTTTTATGTGTGTCCACTCCTCATGATCTTTACTTGCCTGTTTGCCAACTTTAAGCAACCAGTCCAGGTTCATATCCTGCATAGAACTATGTGGGTATTCAAAAAACATAATCATTCCTCCTTAATAAATTAATAAAAGCAGATCCTGTGCAAAAAGTCCAGTACAATAGTCAATAAAGCTTTGCTTCCTCAGACTGAGCTCAGAAAGCCCCATCTGTTGCGAAGTGGTCACACCAATATTCCCATGAATATGTCCGGAATGCTTATTCTGTCCTGTCTCTCGGCTTGTTTCACCTTTTCCGTATTCAAACGTGTTTTTGTTTTCCCCAGAGCTTTGTACTTTTGTGCTACCCCCGTACTCTGTCGTTGTTTTTTCGTTCGGACTGTAGCTGGAATCATTAAAAGCACTGACCTCATTGGTAGCTGTATCTGCCCCAGAGGTGGTAGTAGTGGTTCCCTGCCCTGCCTCTGCCCTGTTTACATCCTGCCCGGAGCTTTGACTTGTTCGTGTCATATCCGGGCTATCTGTCCATTCTTCATGACGGTCATAGTTTTCAAGAGGCTCATACTCAGTTAAATCTAATACCTTGTATACTTTGTCTATACTTCTTTTCCACTTCCTGCTCCATGCAGGGATGGCATTTTCATGCATAAAATCCCAGTCTGGATAAAGTGGCTCACAATCCCCATATGACAGAAGCAAACTGTCGATAAAATTCTGCCTGTCGGCTGATTCCGGGAACTCCATCTTGTCAAATAGGGTATCATTCCATTCATAAAGTCCTGCTATCGTTACTCTATAAATTCCCATATGGTTTCACCTCCGCAGTCTCATAGCTTCTGATCTTGATTGACAAATTCATTTCCGGATATAATCTATTTGTCATATCAACCCCTGCCTGCATAGTCTCAAGCCAAGTAGTGAGCCGTGTCACGGATTCTGCGTCATTTTTGCTTGTCTCAAGCACATTCAGACGTTCTTTTTTATCAGATCCGACAGATGGAATACCCACCTCTGTATCGAACTGATCCAGAAGTTTCTCAAATACCTCAATCAGCTCCGGTGCAATGAAGTTTTGCTTCAGATCTTTATTAAAGCTCTCCCAGGCTTCCTGTTTGACTCCTTGTCTGTCCTCACTTTTTATCGATACGTCAAAAGCCTCAACCGGATTACCAGCTTGTATGCTGTCATAGATTTTTTTCAACGTCTGTGCTGCTGCCTTGTTTTTCGCAGCTATCATAAAAGCTAATTTTGAGTTGAACACGTTCATGTCAAAAGCACTTGCTACCAATGCCAGCTTATAGCTGTAAAAACCGATGATATCACCAATGCCGCAGAAAGTCGGTCTTAGATAGATGACGGAACAGTCTTTCCCAATCTCCATATCTTCCATGTCAATCTCTGCGTTGCTTGCATACGTGTGTATAGTAGCTGTGGTTGGTTTGAAATAAATATTGTAGCCTGTCAGCATTGGATACTGTGCAATCAGTCCATAAAGGTCTGTCTTTGTGATGCAAATATACCCCCCGAAAAGCAAGCAATATTTGAAATAATCAATGTCAATAGTTCCATTATAGGTAATGTCCAAAATAGAACAAACACGCTCATAAAGCATCCGATCAAACGTATCTGTGTATAAGCTATCTACTTTTATTCCGGATGGCTGGAAGTAATTTGTGCAAATGTTGATTTTATCGAAATTAACCGGTGTCCACATGTTTATCACCTCTTTCTATTCAAAGTAAAACCCGTTATTTAGGTAGCTGTTTACCTGTTCTTGATCCCCCTCAAATCCTGCAATCTGGATAGATGCATTCCGGCACTTTACAAACCCACTCAGTCCAGATATAGTGCGTACAGTACCATCTACAAAACCCTCACTTGCCCTATCTGGATCTATGCTTGTGCAGGCATAGCAAATGCTGTTTGCTTCCATGTTATTTAGTATTGAGCTAATGTTGCCAACACTACCAACCATGTTAGGCTCCGGAGAAGTCACGCTCTGAAATGCCCCCAACGTATTTGTGATAGCCCCTATTGGGTTACCGGAAGCAAGGCTTGTTCCTACGTCTATCAAGCTGTTAGTAAGCTGACCAATGTTTGCCGTAGCATACCCAATTTGCACCGGAACGGCAAGCTGACATTGAAAATGTGCATATTCATCAGATCCGGAAGTTACCCAAACGTCTGCCATGCCGGAGACAGCATCAAAGTTATAAGTAGCTTTTAACTGCCCCTTATGGGTCTTTGCTGGATTGATAGGAATAACCCCTACAAACGGAAGCTTTACGCTATACTTTGAAAAAGTTGCGTTGTAAAATCTAAAATCTGTATCAGCATATAAGGGATTACCAAGGCTTAAATCATAGGAAAAAGTACAAGATGCGTCATTTATCAGATAGGCATTTGCATTGCTGTCCCAGTATCCAAGCTTTACGGTATCTAATATATTTAAAAACTTATCAACTCTAAAAGGTAACCATTTTAAATCAAGAATATATTCAAACGGATTAAAAAGTAAACGTGTCAATGCTGTTTCCATTACATCCGGAATGGATCCATACGTATACATAAATGAGCACAAATCTTTCAGTTGATTACCTCTTATATAATAGGTGTTTACTCCCTCAACTGATACAGTTCTCAATAAATAGTTTGGAGCGTACCCATTCACAAACGTATTTATTGGCTGTCCAACTATCGTGGATTGACTTACCCAGTCATTTGTTGGGATGTACATGCTGTCATTAGCAAGCGTAGTCCGCTTACTGGATCGCTCAATAAAGCAGGTGTAATTGCTGATCTCTGTCCGGTAGGTAGCTAACACATCCTCACTTGCTGAGATCTCAACCATGTCGTTATTCAGTGAAATTGTTGAATTAATAAAATAGTAATGGTCAGCCCACTTTAAATAGTTAAATTGCAACGCACTATCCAGTGCTAGCTTTAACTTAAATACCGGATTCTGAAAACTTGTATTTGATTTTAAAAGACAGGGCACAGTAGTGCCCTGTCCCGTTGGTCTTTTGGTGCTGTTTTTTCTTTTGGAAAAATGGTATAAGATAATCTCTGTCATGACAAATAGATATCTCCTTTTGAAGTAATGGCACAGATCCAACCGGATGGAATCTTAACCCACGTTGCTCCGGCTTCATCCTTTTTGACATCCTTTACTGTGACTGTGGTTCCTTTTTTCAGACAACCGTCAGAATAAGCGTGTTTCATTCCATCAGCTGTCAGCTGTGCATATCCTTTGATCTGTCCCCATACACTGTAGCGTACATGTAAATGATCTACCCTGGTTGTATATGTTTTACCAATCGAATATGTTAATGGTTCATTGTATTCATTCCATACCCTTCGGACGCGGACAAGATCATGCCTGCGAGTTACCGGAGAAATAACAACTCCTTTGCCCGGATTCTCTTTTGTGTTCTTACGACTACCCCGGCTTTCAATCATTTTTCCATAACCTATGTAGATAGCACAGTGAGTAACAGGAGAACCGAAGAATAAAAAATCACCGGGTTTCTCTAAACCAATCGGAATTTTCACACCCATATTTGCATAAGTAGCAGCATTATATCGACCAACGGATGATCCTGCCATCCTCTGAACCTGGTAAAGGAATCCTGAACAATCAAGTCCCTGTGCTGGGGTGTTACCACCCCACACATAAGGAGTACCAATTAAATTAGTAGCATATGTTACAAGTTCATTTGCCGTCATATAGCACCTACTTTCCAATCTGTTCGATTAATGTATTCATCTTTTCTAAGGCAACCGTATTGTTTTTGATTACCTCAGAAAGTGTGTCAACTTCATTTTTGTGCTCTTCGTTGAGTTTGTCAACTCTTGCATTTGTCTGGTCATACATGTACTTGACGAAGTATGCCATGCCGATGCAACACACGATAGGGAATGCATAGTTTCCTAAAACTGTCAAAATTGTGTCTGTCATACTGTATATACCTCGAAATAATTTGTGCTAATAGGTGATTCTGGAACTGTATCAATTAATATTTTTACATGTGTATCATTTTTTGTATTATTTACAAGCTTAAAATGAGATGCATCGGGGAACCCATAATATGATTCAAATTTTAACTCATATAATGCAGTGTATAAACTTGTATTTATAAGTGGAATATTATCATAATATAAGAGTATATCCGCAACAGCTACATTCATTATCACTCTTCGTACACCAATAGATTTAAAAGGTAGTGATACTATGATAGAGCCCCCAGCAGGTACTTTTATGTTTGTTGCTAACATCTTATACTCCCTCCCCCAGTACATAAAGGATTGCGTTGTGTGTGAAATTGTTCCAAGCATTAAAGCGGTAGTGGTCAAAGATATTGTAATAGCCGCCTGCTGCATTGAATGGTGTAGCTGCAGAGTACATCCACTGATTATTTACTCCCATCGCCCTGCGGTCATATAAAAGACCCAGCACATAAGGAAGGGTTACCGTTTTCTCAGCTGTTTTAGAAACTCCGTTCGCATCAATGATGTTTGGCTTTATATTGATAGCTGGGCTGTCAAACTCCTGCCAGCCGTTTACCAGCTCTTTGTCACCAATTTTAAGCTGTTCATCAGAAAATACTGTTGGGAATACCTGTGTTTCAGAATCAATCCAGAAATCCGTGTACATAAGCAGTTTCTGGTTCTCCGGACGTGTAAAGCGTAGGATATCTTTTCCAGTCAGATTCATATGATACTTCGTTGTACGATCCTGCATTTTTTTAGAATCTTTCTTGATTCTTGCAACAACAAAAGCCATGAAATCTCTGTGATGTTCCGGGCTTAAAAGCTGCTTTCTTGTCAACTCTGTGCCATAGGCTGTGTTATACTCCTTTACCAGATCAACCACATTTGTGCCAAGTGAGGAGATCCCTGCCATGAAGTTGAGCACTGTCAGTCTGCGTTTTGCTTCATTTCTTGATTCAATATCATTGTAGTAAGCTGTCATATAGGAACTTACAAACATAAGAAACTCTGCTTCATTTGAGAAAGCAAGTGCCAGCTGATCCCGGAATCGTGTAATATGCGACTGTAAAACTTTGCTGCCGTAGAATTTCAACTCTACTACTTTTGGGGCATTGATCTTGTACATATCTACCGATTGACCATCGGCAAGCTGATTATCATTCGGTTCTGTATTCCAATCCTGTGAAGCTTCTGCATCCAGTGGTAAAGAAATAATCTCACGTGTGATAGCTCCCCATCGTTCATTATTCTCAATGATGGAACGGAATACTCCGGATCTGTATTTTTCCATCTCAAAATACGTGCGTCCACACCACTGACTTAGTGCTTTCAGTGTTGGTTCTACACCTGTCCGAAGCATTGTTTCACCAACAGACACAAAGGAACTTGTGTCCACTGCTTTGATGTTTTTACGTCCGGTAGCCATCTTGTATAAATCATTGATGATTAAATAGGCATCCTGGACTACTAAACTGTTTGCCATTTATTTACCCTCCTTAATTCATGAGTTTCATAAGGTCTTCTGCTACGTTGTCAGAAGTGCGCTGTGTTGTTCCGGTTTTTCCGGATGCTGACAGGTTCCCAGCCTGCAGGGTAGCAGTCAAAGTATTGATTGCTGTCAATAACGCTGTGTTTGTTGCATCCTGCCCCGGAGTTGGAACCTGTGCAGGACTAGTCTGCTGCTGAGTACCCTGTTCCGGAGTTGGAATCTGTCCAAGTCCGGACATGCTCTGAGCATTCAGAATCCCCATGATCTCATTTTTTGTAAATCCAAGTTTTCCAAGTTCTAAAATCTGATCTACTTTCATTTTTATCTCCTTTTCTGCCGGAAGTTAATTAAATAGGTCAACGCTTCCGGGTAATCATCCCACGGCATCCGCTTCCGGCGGTCGATGTAGCCACGTTGACCTAATTAAAATATAAGTTTATTTGAATAATTTGTCAATATAAAATTTTACTGAAATATTCTGATAACTTATCCTATTTGTCAGACGATAGCTATCAATCCAACTATAAAAGCATCTGAATTGGTCTTTTCCATGTTGGTTGTCTTCAAATACATCTTTACAAGACCCAGAGATATGATCCGACACATACAAATGAGCTTTTGATTTGTGCTCATAAATTGCTACTTTTCCAATCACACAAATAAGCTTGTATTGGCGTATATCCTCTGATTTGATAGCCGACATATCATCATATGCAAACTCATTTGATAGTGCCATCTTTGCAAAATCTGTGTCACCAGATAAAGCACGATAAAGGGCTGTGTCTTTCTTTTTTTCAGAAATCGGGGAATCATTGATTAAAACTAAAATGATTCCTCGTTCTTTCAGCAAGGAAAATTCCTGCTTATTCTTTTTCATTCTCTCCAGGATTGGAAGCAAACCAAAAGCTTGTACAATCGGATTATCCAGTGTATTGGAATTGGAAGCCAGCCACCAGCGGAATGGTTTCTTCCCTTGCAACTCTCTGTTTGCTGAGATTGTTTCAACAGCATTCAAAAAAGCATCATCTTCCCCACTGATTGCCTTAGCAATCTTCTCCGGGATAAATTCATCATAAATACCCTCTGAAAAATCAGACCCTGAGAAACCTCTATTATTATGCATTGAGGTGAGACAAAAAGCCTCACCTCTATAAACCTCCTCTTCCTCTGTCTGCTCCACAATCTTAATACGACCGTATTCACCTCTGGGTTTTTCAAAATGGAAAAATTTATTCATATCTTTGTTGATGTCCAGCCATGGATCAAATTCCGGAAGAAACACTTTTGCCAGCTGTTCTTTTGTCCGGCGCATATAAATGATTTTCTCATTTTTTGAAAAAACATCATTGATAAAGTGCTGAAATATTCCATATGTTTTTCCGGTTCGTCTTGCTCCAATGATAAAGATAAAGTTAATTTTATTTTTATCAGCAAGCTGGACAACCCTTGGAACATCCAGCCACCCATTTTTATCGTAAATATTCATTTACTGAAATCCACCTCCAGAGGTTGCAGGCTGCGAAGTCTGATTGCATTCCTTATACTTTTTAATGCAAGCATCCTGCAAAAGATTTGACCACTCTTTATCCAGAGAGTAAACGGAATTGTAATAGTTTTCATCTTTTCCTTTTTTGCTTGGGAATGACAAAAAAAGTCCATCATTCCCCTCAACCAGTGTAAATCCTTTAATTACAAGTGTGTCATCAAGTTTAAGATCAATAAAAGCTTTTGTTTTTGAGTTACCGTTATATGGTTTGCAAGTGATCTTTACATTTGATTTTAACATGATTTTTTCTCCTTTTATTTACATAATCTTCTTGTTGGTTCAACCAGTTCCCAATTTGATGGTGCTGTCTCTTTTATAAAAATACAGCAATCATCACTATCAATGAGTGGGCAACCCTCGCATGTATTGTCTTTTGACGCACAATAATCTTTTATAGTAAGTAATGCATCATATAATTCATAAATTGCTGTCATCTTTGTACCTCCTTTACATCAATTCTAATGATATTTCCTACTTTGTATGCTATGATACTGATCTCATCATCCTCATAGCTAACTTTTCTCAGACTGCTTGTTCGCAGTGTTTCATAAATCTCTGACATGTCAATCATGGTTCTTCACCTCCTTAATCACCTAACAGCATCCAGACTTGACAGCTTGCAAACATGCAAGCAAAAGTGACGCAAGTCCAAAACAATGTACTCAAATCTTCTTTGTTTTCTTTCCAGAATTTTTTCATAGGTTACACCCCCTTTATACAGTTTAACTTATTTATGTTACAAAACTATTACAAATTTATAACAATTCTATTCATATACTGTATCTTCCATTTCAAATGGCAACGGCAATCCTGTTTCTTTATCATACGGAATCGTATGATCCAATTCATACTCTGTATCAGTCAACCGGATAGCACAGCCATATTCAATCCTGCATCCGTCAATGGTCAGTTCATTGATTCCATCATGAAAAAGATACTCCGTTTTCATTTTCCACTTGGGGTCCTGCCAATCATTCGCCCTGCGGTAGTTCCTGCGGAATGTAAGATCATTTTTGAAAATAAATCCTTTTCGAAAATTGGAAATATCATCATCAAGACAATATATCCCCTCTTTTGGCACTCCAGCGACCGTCAGATGCAAAGATGCATCTTTTTTTAAGCGGTAACAATACCGCTTACTACCCATCGTTATAAACTCACTGTATATTCCGTCAAACTCAGCGATACCCAGACGGAAAGTTTTACCCTTATACTCAACTACTCCGATGTTTCTTTTTTGTGACATTTCAACGATGGACTGATTAAATTCATCCAGTTTATCATGATCCCAGTCTGTGCCTTTAACAGAGTCCGTATCAGAGTATAGCCATTTCCGGCAACAAGACCCCAACCGGAAAAGATATGCCTGTGCATAGGCTGTGATAAAAACTCCCCACTGGTAGGGCATAAAGCTGTTTTTATTTTTGTAAAACTTTTCAAGTTCTTTCTCTCTGTCCTCTGGCTCTTTTGCCTCCCACTCTCCGGATTCCATCAACTCAGTACATAAGATTTGAATGATCCGCTGTACTGTCATGCCGTACATTCCATTAAGTTCCCCTTTTGAGATCATATAGTTTGCTTCATCCAGACCTTTAAGGGTACATTTTTTAAAAAACAATTCCATCAAATAGCCAATGAACCACTCCGGCAAGTAGTCCTTTGTCGCTCTCATGACCTTTGACACGTCCGCCCATTCATAATCATAACTTGACAGGATGACTTCTAAATCCGGATCCGTAAATGGATATATGACAAGATCTGCATTTACAATCTTTCCATTGTCCAAATTATCATGGAACTGTTCTTTTTTGCTTTTTGCTTCCGGGAAAACACAAACTTTTGCTTTTGAAAAAGCAAGAGGTGGCATAGGGCAGTCTTTTTTCAACCTCAGATTCTTTAATCTTATATAACCGGAAAAAGCATAATCTTCTTTCAAGTCCATAATGTCTTTTAATGTTATACTATTTGTATAACAAAAGTTCGTCATAGGAAATTTGCAATAGCACATCCAGGCAATATAAGAACTTGCAAAGTCATAGCACTCAACAGGTTCTTTTATCAATTGATTAACATAGTATCTGTTTGCATGGGTATACCCCCCATGATAGCAGTCAAGCATCTGGTCATACTGTTCAAGTGTTAATGCCATTTGCTCAAATTGCTTGCGCCATTTCTTGTCTTTTCTTGATCTTCTGCGGGCATTGGTTCGGATAAAACCAGTATTGGTTAGCGGACAGTTCGCCACGTTAAACCCTCTCTGATCTATGTATTTGCGCAGTGCCTTGCACAAACTTATCGTATCAGTACAGACATATGCTATTTCTTTTGCCGTACGTGGGCTTGCTGGTGTTCGAAACTTCTTATAGTCCCATGTTCCGACAGCTTTCTCAGTGGTTCCCATGTCTTTACAAAGCTTTTCTAACGATCGCTGTGTCAAGATAAGACTGTCACGGAACTCAATCCCCTGCCCTGTCCATTTCATAAAGATGTACTTATGAGTTTTAGCAGCTAATGATTTGTCCGGATTCCCCCATTTTTGGAAAAAATGATTTCTTAAAAATACATAGTCATACGGAAAGTTATGCACATAAAAGCGTACAAGGTGGCTGTCATCAGCATGTAATGTGGTACAGATCTTGTCTATCGTGTCTATCAGATCTGATACATGATTGCCATAGATGCAGCAATCATTCTCTATCGTGATTGTCCAATCAGTAACAAAACCAATGTTTTTGTTGAGATAGACAAAGGTTTCCGTGTCTACGGTTATGATTTTTTCATATACTCCAAGATAATGACCTGCGTTGGATCTCCGGATAAAATTACCATCAAATAAGCGCATATAATCATACTTTTTGAAGTATACAACCGGATATCCTGCTACTATCATTACTTTACCTCCCCTGCTATGGTCTGTACTTCAAAGCCTCAGCCTCACCAGAAAAACCTAGCTCTTTTGCAATCGTATCAGCCATATCCGGATCCGTTCTTTCTCTGAATTTCTCCAAATCTTTTATGATCTCAGAAACAGTAGAATCATCCAGTTTATGACTGATGATTCTCATAGTTTGCTTGCTGTCATAAAATCGTTGCATCCACTTCCATACCTCAGATTTGAAAAACAGCTTCATTTCCTCTTTTGACTTAAAATTGATTCTGTATTCAGTGCTGAGTGTTTTTTGACGTTTATCTATGATCTCTCTCCAACCCTGCACAGTGCTACTCTTTTCTTTTAACACCTTTTGAATAGCCTTAACTTGGGTTCGTGGCAGACCTTTATATTTTTCATTATCCAAATTTTCCGGAATGGTTGATCTCCCTGGGAAAAATCTTGCAAGCAGGTCTTGGTAATCTGCATATGCTCCTCCTACTTCTGAATCAAATCCTTTTGCCTTTAATCTACGCATACGCTGATTCAGACGTTTTGCAAGCTGTCTGCGGAGATGTAAAGCCTCAGCAGTAGTCAGCATGTTTGGGTTTACGTTAAGTCCCTTTGAAGTGGTCGGAATTTTAGGATTTTTTGGCATTGTACAAAACCCCCTTCATATACTCATAAATGCTATCGTAATCCCTGGTCGTTATGCGGAAATCCAATTCCGGTTTTTTAATTGATATGTAAAGGTTTTCGCACACAATCCTTGCATCATTGATAGTATCATAAACATAAAATGAAGAAATAAAATGGTCTGCTTCAATGTTTATTTGAGACTTTGCACGGTTGTACATGGTCTTTCTTGCAACTCTCCTTATAGTTATGATCAACTCCGGATATCTCAACTTTATCATATCCGATCTGTCAAGATCCTTGTTGGATTTCATAAGAGTTACTAGCGGGGCTTTTACCCCAGTATTTGTGTACTTGATTTTTGTGTATTTTGATTTCATTTACTGTTCCTCCTGTTCTTCAAGTTTTTTTAACCATTTTGTTTTAATGATTTCCTCTAAATAGTCCGCATTATATTTTGGATTTGAGGATATCACGGAAAAAGGATGCCCAAGTTCATGTTCCCTCATTTTTTCAGTCTCTCTCATTTTTTCAATCATGAACTGAAATTTATCTGGATAAAATTTATACAAATAGGCATAATTAATGTACCTTGACATTGGACAATACATACAGCCACATCTAGTGTTGTACTCATAATAATGGTTAAATATTGGCTGTCTTTTCGCCCATTCTAATATTACACATTCTTTAATGCCTGCATCAACAAGTGGGTATATTTCGTTTTTATTTTTATTTTTATTTTTAAACCTTTTTTCCTCATCAGCACAATATCCGATATAGCTTACAACGAAATAACCTAATTGATTCATATATTCATTAAGTTGTTTAAGTGCATCCAATTTGTAATTACTATTACACCAGCGTGTCTTTCTTGTCGGAAATCCATACTTTTTATATAGTTCATCCCATGTTTTTCTAGGCTTGATTCTGACAAATTTAATGCCATATTTTTTGCATTCATCTTCCATATAGTCAATTACTTCATGAATGAATGGATAGTCAATCTCAAGTTCGAAATGAATCACTCCATCTAATGGGTACTTATCTATGTTAGTCAATATGTATTTTAACATATATAAGCTATCTTTTCCTCCGGAAACTGAAGCCCAGTAAGATGGACGTAAAACTAAAGTATT